GAACAAGCTACTATGGAAGAAACAGTTATTCCAAGTGAGCCAAGAGTTAATCCAACTTATGATACAGGAGCTATATTTCCAATGCCAAATATTCAAGGACCAATGTCCTCGGAGCCAGGTTTTATGGAAATACCACAAATGGACAGAGCTCCTGAAGGTACTGTTATGCAAGATATGATAATGAAGGGAAGAGTTTTAGATCCTAGAGATATATATCCTCAAGATCCTGATCCTAGTTTTGTATTACCTCCAGGTGTTCGACCTAAAACAGGAATTTTACAAATAACAAAAGAATATGATATATGATCGAAATAACCGATGAACTAATTGACAGAGTTAAGACTCATGAAGGCTATAGGAATACTGTCTATTTAGACACGCTTGGCAAGAAAACTGTGGGGGTAGGACATCTTTGCGTAGAAGATCATTGGGAAGAAGATAGAGAATATGAAGAAGGTTATCTCATGAACATTTTTGAAGGTGATTTGAAAGAAGCTTGTGTTAATGCAGAGACTTTAATTAACAAGAACATTACGTCAGAAGTCATCTTAGAGGACTCCATAGAACACGTCTTAGTAGAAATGGTATTTCAACTGGGTATTGGAGGCGTTGGAAAGTTCCAGAAGATGTGGAAAGCCTTAAACGAATGTAATAATGAAGAAGCTGCGAATCAAATGCTTGATTCTAGGTGGCATTCTCAAACGCCCGCAAGGGCAGAATATCTTGCAGAAATAGTTGCAAGCGCATAAAGAAAGTAGTAGGGTAAACACATGGGTATAAGCAAAGTAAAAAATTTATTTGGAGCAGCAAAAAGAGGTTATGGAATGTTAGGCAAAGGTAAAACTGTTGTCAAAAATACTAATCCTCCTATGATTAAAATTAAACCTAAACCAAAGGGATCTACCCCTAAAAATCTTAATGATCAAAAAAAAGTTTACGTTTCAGATAAGCCCGCTATTTTAGGTAAAGAAACATATAATTATGAGGGTTTAAAAAATGTAAAGAAGACAGAAGGCATGAAAGAAAAGTCACAACCAATTAAACTTCCTCCAAGAAAAGGATCACCTAAAAAAGATTATGCTACTTTATCGGATATCAAAAAAGATAATCCAACTTTATATAAAAAATACATGGAAAACTTAGGTAAGAAAACTTCAACACCAAGTCGTTTTGAAAAAAGAAGAGCTTTTTTACAAGGAGTTCCAACATCTAAGAAAGTAATAGTAGGTGGAGCAATAGCATTAGCTGGTGCTGATCTAGCTACTGGAGGAAAAAAGATGAAGAAAGCCAAAGACAGCTTAAAGGAGAAGAAAAAATGAGAAAAGATTTAAGAAAAAGATTTGGTATCGTAGACACCTTCAAAGCACCTAAGATTCAAGACGATGGTGGTTCTCCAAAAGAGTACACGGACCACGGTGCATTTAACAACGAAGCTAAGCCAAGCCTACCTGAAGGTTACAAAAAAGGCGAAGCAAGAGGTATGGGAGCTGCTATCAAAGGCGGCAAATATATCATAGCTCCAGGAGAGTAAGATGCCTTTTTCAAAATATTCAAATAAGCAAAAAAAGTTAGCACGAATTGCAGAACCACGAGATGCGATTACAGGAGCTGACTTTGCTGCTTTAAAAAAGAAACCTAAGAAGATGGCTGGCGGAGGTACCATTGCTTCAGTTAAAAAAAGATATGATAACGCGATTAAGCGTAAGGTTGCAGATGTTAAGAAACGTAAAGAGTTAATTGCAGATCCATCAGATGGTTTTAAATTAGACAGAGCTTCCCAAACATTAAAAGATATTCTTAAAGAGCAAACTAAAGCCATAAAAAGAGGAAAATCTTACTTAGGTATTCAAGGTGTAGATGAACAAGAATTTAAAGTTAAAGACATTCCCACCCCTAAAATTTAAGTAATCCACTCTTTCGCAGCATCACCCATAACCTGACCAGCAATGTTAACCTTGTTCTTTAAGGCAGTTAAGATTTTTTCATCTATCGTTCCTCTACAAACAAGATCAACATAAGTAACCTTGCATTTTTGTCCTATTCTATGAGCTCTGTCTTCAGATTGTAATCGGATTTCTAAGTCGTAATTATTTGAATAATACACAACAGTGTGAGCGGAGGTAAGAGTAATACCATAGCCTCCGGTTTTTGGGTTAGCGACCAAATACGTAAGATCGTTCTCCACGTCTTGAAAATTCTTGACAAGATCCATCCGTGTCTGATTATCAGTATCACCATAAAAAGCTGCAGTCGAAGTATCACCATATTTCTCCTTTAATAATTTTGTTATAGTTTGAATATTATGTCTATAACTAGCCCAGATAATAACTTTACCTGTGGACTCATCTAGTACATGTAATAACTCACTATAACGATTGCCAGGGACGTCGTGAGTCTCACCATCATCGTTGATAGTAAACTCACAACACACCTGGTGCAGTTTCACAATTTGTGAAAGTCTGTTAGCAGTCGTCGTCGTTTTGTCGTTAAAGATAAACATAGCGTTTCGCTTTAACGATTCATACGCTACGAGCTGTTCCTTGCTCATCGGTACGAATCTTTTCTGATAGATCTTTTCAGGGAGATCTAAACAATCTTCTTTTTTAACACGGTATGAATTAGACTTAATTAATAAGTCAAGCTCATCAAGTCTTTGATAGCCAATGATAAGAGGAAAGGTTCTACCGCTTGATGTAGGTTTTGAAATAACTTTGGCGTATCTTGCACGGAAAGCATAATAATTATTTTGTCGAAGAATCTTTGTATCTAAAAAAGCAAATTGAGCAAAAATATCTAAAGGACTTTTAGTAACAGGAGTCCCTGTTAAAATTCTTTTATATTTTATATCTTTAGCAACACGTAACATATTTTTAGTTCTCATGGCCGCTGGAGTTTTAATAGTTGTACTCTCATCAACAATCATCATTGTTTTATTTTTATCTTGTTTAGAAATAAATTTGTCTAAAAACAAAAAACCTTTTTTACTAGAAATAGATTCTATATTCATAAGAAAAACAAAAAGACCTTTTTCTTGTTTAACTAAAATCTGTGTTAAGTCTTCCTTTGTTTCAGCATCTTTTAAACTTGGGTCCCAAGTAACAATCTTCATTTCTTGATCTGTGTATTCTATTATTTCTTTATGCCAGTTACGATACACGGACTTCGGACCAAAGATGATGACAACATTAATTTTATTATCACTATATAAATCGAGCATGTCATGAATAGTAGTAATAGTTTTACCTGTCCCCATCTCCATAAGATAAGCGAAAACATAAGGGTTTTTTCTTCTACACTCGGACACGGCAGTGCGTTGATGATCAAAAAGATCTTTTTTATAGTTAGCCATAAAAATAATATATTGCATTTTTCTAGGATTTCAAGTATAAGATTATTAATAACAACACTAGGAGGTGTTATATGGCTAACGAAATAAGCTTCGAGGAATTGAAGCATGACTCGGGAGATCTCAAAAAGCTTGATGATTCAAGCTTAGAGAGTCTTTCAGTTCTAATTCAAAAACTATTAGATAAACAAACTATAGTTGAAGAAATAGAATTAACTTTAAAAGAACAGAAGAGGGAAGTTGAAATATTATCCTCTGAGACAATACCACTTAAAATGCAAGAGATGGGTATCACATCTACTCAAATGGAAGACGGTAGCAAAGTAAGCTACAAAGATGAATTCTTTTGTCGTATTCCTAAAGATAGAGCTGAGGATGCTTTGAATTATTTAAGGGATAAAGGTCTTGGAGATATAATTAAAAATCAAGTTTCCACAAGTTTCGGATCGGGTGAAGATAATATGGCTGGTGATCTAGCTGGATATATTCAGCAGAATTACGGTGTCACCCCTGACGTGAAAGAATCAGTGCATCCTTCGACACTGAAGGCGTCTCTTAAAAGACGTCAAGAAGAAGGAATTTCGGACCCTGAGGATCTTTTCGGGATCTTCATACGTCCTGTAACCAAAGTAACGAAAGGTAAAAAATGAACGAACCAAAAGCAAAAAAAGAAGTAGCAACTAAATCAGAAAACACTGTTGCTGTTTCACAGCCTATGGATCTTGCCACAGTAATGGCGGACCAAGGCGCTGGATTATCTAGTCATACAATGGATGACTTAGCTATTCCTTTTATCAAAATACTTAGTTCTATGTCTCCACAGACAAAGAAAAATAAAACTGAGTATATTGAAGGAGCAACAGAAGGTATGATCTTTAATACTGTTAGTCAGGAATTGACTGATGGTACTAAAGGAATTTCAATCGTACCATGTCTCTTTGAACCTGTTCTACTTGAATGGACTGACAGAGGACAAGGATCTTCGGCTCCTGTTGTCCATCCTGTTGAATCAGATATTCTGAATCATGCAGTCAAGGATGCTGAGGGTAAACTTAGGTTGCCTTCAGGTACTTACTTAGAGAGGACTCACAATCATTATTGCCTCCTTATCGATAATGAAGGATTCACTTCTCAAGTGCTTCTTTCTATGAAAGTAAGTCAACTTTCTAAGTCAAGAAAGTGGAACACAGTAATCATGGGGGCTAAGGTTAGGAATGGTGACATAGTTATCAATCCTCCTAGTTGGTATTATACATATCACCTTCAAACCAAAGCTGAGTCAAATGACAAAGGTGATTGGTACGGCTGGAATATAACAAGGGGTGAGGTTGTTTCAGCGTCTGTGTATACCGAAGCGAAGGCTTTCCATGACTCTATTAAGAGGAAGGAAGTCAAAGTTAATTATACTGAGGACGATGGCACGGAAAAAAAGGATAATAATCCTTTTTAATCATTGAATGTGGTGGGGTCTTAATAGGCCCCACTCATTTGAGTGAGTGTGATGGCAGATCATATAAAATTCAGAGATATATTTAGTGGCTTGACTAGAGCTCATGGTGTTTATCATAAGGGTGAAGTTAAGGAAAATGGTAAAGTTAGTGGTAAAGCTTTTATTTTAAAAGAAGACGTCACTGATATTCATTGGAAAAATCATATAGAAGGTATTGAGCCTTCATTAGGAATTGTTCCAATACGAGATGATAGCACTTGTAGTTGGTGTTGTATTGATGTTGATGACTACACTCTTGATATTTTTAAAACAATTACAAACATTAGAAAATTAAAAATTCCAATCGTTCCCTGTCGATCTAAATCAGGTGGATTACATTTATTTATTTTTATTAAAGGAAGTATCACAGCTTCTCTTGCCCGGAAGAAATTAAAAGAGATTGCTTCGGTCTTAGGTTTTGCTCACTGTGAGATCTTTCCAAAGCAAACTGAACTTGATTCAAAGCGTGGAGACACAGGTAATTTTTTAAATCTACCTTACTTCAAAGGAGATTTAAGCGGAAGATACTCAATTGATGATAAAGGTGAGTCAAGAACCATGGAACAGTTCTTCGAGGCTGTAAATCAATATGCAATCATACCAGAGGACTTTCAAAACATATCTGTACAGTCCTTAAAACCGAAAAAGACCTCTTTTGATGGTCCTCCTTGCATAGAAATCCTTCAAAACATAGGTATTTACGAGGGTGGACGCGATGATGCGGTATTTCACTACTGTTGTTATGCTAAAAAGAAGTTTCCCACGGACCAATGGCAAAATGAAGTGTTTAATTTTAATACTGCTTACTGCAAACCTCCAATGGGTTATGATCAAGTCAAGCAAAAAATAGATCAACACGAAAAAAAAGATTATGGATACAAATGTAAGGATCAACCAATGATGTCTCACTGTGATAGTTCTAAATGTAGAGTAAGAAAATTTGGTATAGGCAGAGATGATATGGATATGTCTATTGAAAACTTGACAAAGCTAGAGTCAGATGAATCTGTATGGCATTTAGATGTAGATGGTCATAGAATTACAGTTACCACTGATGAGCTGATGGATCAAAAGTTATTTAGGAAAAAAGTATTAGAAACAAAAACTACATTACCTGTTGAAATGACTAAGCGGGATTATGAAGCTCGTATTAGAGAACTATTAGATACAGTTGAAATAGTGAAGATGCCTTATGAAGTTACTAAAGAAGGTAGATTTAATGCTCACCTGGATGACTTTATTTTTAATCAAGCTATTGCAGATGATATTCAAGAAATTATGAACCACTGTATTTATAAAGAAGAAAATAAAGTTTTCTTTCAGCTATCCTCTTTGGAGAGATATTTAAGAAAGAATCAATTCAAAGAATTTAGCACAACTCAAATGGGTTCTATTATTAGAGATAGAGGTGGAGATAGTAAACGTACGAGACTTAATTCCAACACAGTAAAGAATTTGTTTTGGATACCTGATCCTCAACCTCAAGAAGAAAAGAAATTAAAAGTACCTAAGGTAGATAATGATACCCCTTTCTAAAGTAAAAAAGATTTACGGTCCCCCAGGCACTGGTAAAACTACTTATCTTTTAAAAATAGTTGAAGAAGAAATACAAAGAAAAGTTACCCCTGATCAAATAGCTTTCCTTGCTTATACAAAAAAAGCTGCTACAGAAGCAGTTAATAGAGCTAGTCAAAAGTTTAAGCTTGACACTAAGGATTTTAAACATTTCAGAACCATACATAGTTTAGCTTTTCAAAGTTTAAGTTTATCTACTAACGATGTAATGAAGCCAAAACATTATATAGAAATATCAGAAGCTCTTAAAGTAGATTTACAACCAAAAGATATTCACGATGATGATGGTAATTTTATTCAACAAGATCCTTATTTAAAAATCATTGACTTATCAAGAATAACAGGAATCGATTTACACGATACTTTTGCAAAGTATGGACATATTATAGGTGGCTGGCGTAAGTTAGAACAAATTGCAGAATATCTAAAAGAATATAAAAAAGTTAGAGGTTTATATGACTTTACGGATATGTTAATAGAGTTTAACCTAAGACCTGAAATATGGCCAGATTTAGAGGTATTAATAGTTGACGAGGCGCAAGATCTATCGCTCGTCAATGGCAAGTTATCACAAATCTCATTACTAAATGTAAAAGAGCCTATATCGCTGGAGATGATGACCAGGCTATTTTTAAATGGGCTGGTGCTGATGTTAATAGTTTTCAGTCTTATCCAGGTGATTCTATTGTCTTGGATAAGTCCTATCGCATACCAAGATCACATCACAACATTGCCAATAAAATTGTTAATAATATCAAAGACCGAATTGAAAAAACTTGGGAAGCGAAAGATGAAGAAGGAAAGGTCATTACAGTATACTCACATGAAGCTATACCCTACAAAGATAAAAACTGGCTTGTACTCGCAAGGACTAAATACATACTTAATAAAGTTGAAAGGTTCTTCCTGGAACAGGGTTACTACTACTCACGGTTTGGAAGCAGTAGCATAAGTGATAGATTAAAACACGCTATAGCATCCTGGAAAAAAATAGCTGAAGGACAATCTATTGGGTTAGAGGGTTTAAAAGCTATGTATGAATTTATGAGTTCAGGCAGAGGAGTACAAAGAAATTTTAAAAAACTTACAGAAATAGATGATCGAGAAACTTTTGATTATGAAAAACTTATGTTTAGTCACGGTCTTTTAGTAGGAAAAGAAAGCACTTGGTATCAAGCTTTAGATAGGATACCGTATGGAAAGGTAATGTATATTCGCCAATTAATGAAACGAGGGGTAAACATTTGGCAACGCCCCCAAATAGAACTTTCCACTATCCACGGAGCAAAAGGCGGTGAAGCCGATAACGTTGTTTTGCTATTAGATCTATCTCGTAAATCAGAAGAAGCACTTCAAAATAATCCTGATGATGAGCATAGAGTTTTTTATGTTGGCGCAACAAGAGCTCGTAAAGAGTTATGGTTAGTTCGTTCTGAATCTGACCGAGAATATCTGGAGGCTATAAGATGAGAATAGTTTATCAAAGCGGTAAGTTATATTTAAGTTTACGTGAAGAAGAAAAAAAAGATATTGTTGAGTCTTACCCTAAACCTTGTGAAATAGATTTATCTTTAATACCTGTTTTAAATAAAGATCTATCTAATATTAATGAACAGATATGGAAAGATACCACGGCAAAAGAATACCAAGAACTTGTAGGAACAATCTCTAAAAAATGAGTGCTTTACAAAATCCTTTGTTCGCTCCTCCGAGTGAATGGGTATGTCCTGAAAGTATTGATTACAAAGGACAATCACCTGTTGCTATTGATTTAGAAACTCACGATCCAGGCATCAAGGACCACGGGCCAGGATGGGCTACAGGTCATGGTAAAGTTGTTGGAGTTGCGATTGCCTGGGAAGGCTTCAAAGGTTATTTTCCTATCGATCATGATGCACCAGGCAACTATGATAAAAAAGTTTTTATGAGACAGTTTCAAGATCTACTAGACAGATGCCCTGAAATTGTTTGTCACAACGCTATGTATGATGTTGGCTGGATGAAACGTATGGGTCTAAAAATTACTTCTAAGATTTGGGATACAATGCTTATGGCTCCTATCCTTGATGAAAATAGAATGCGTTACAGTTTAAATGAATTATCAAAAGATTATCTTGGAGAAAAGAAATCAGAAGCTCTTCTTTATGAAGCTGCTAAAGAATGGGGTGTGGATGCTAAAGCTGACATGTGGAGACTGCCACCACTTTATGTAGGTCCTTATGCAGAGCAAGATGCAGAGCTTGCCTTAAAGCTCTATCATATTTTTCAAAGAGAAATTATTGCACAAGATTTAACTTATATAAATGAGTTAGAGCACGAAGTCCTTCCTGTCTTAATCGATATGAAATGGAATGGTGTTAAAGTTGACGTAGACCAGGCAGAACAAACAAAGAAAACTTTATCTATTAAAGAGAATAGTTTTTTAAAAAACATTAAAGATAAAACAGGAGTCACTGTGAATGTTTGGGAAGCTAAGTCTATTGCAAAGATGTTCGATCAACTCGATCTGCCCTATGATCGAACTGAATTAACGGGAGCTCCAAAGTTCGATAAGTTATTCCTCCGTACTCATGAGCACCCGTTGGTTCAACAAGTGGCAGAAGCCAGGGAACTTAATAAAGCAAGAACAACATTTATAGATACAATTTTAAAGCATTCTGTGAATGGTCGTATTCATGCAGAGATTAACCAGCTACGAGGTGATGGAGGCGGAACAGTAACAGGAAGATTGAGTTACAATACTCCGAACTTACAACAAGTCCCTTCCTCTAAGATTCTCGGACCACTGATCAGATCTTTATTTAAGCCAGAAGAAGGCGCTCAATGGGGTTCTTTTGACTATTCGCAACAGGAACCAAGACTTGTAGTACACTTAGCTAGTTTAACTGCTGGTGGACTTAAAGGCGCTGATGATTTCGTTAAAGCCTATCAGCAAGATCCTAATACAGACTTCCACACGATGGTATCGGAAATGGCTAAGATAGATCGTAAGAAGGCTAAAACAATTAATTTAGGTTTATTTTATGGTATGGGTAAAAACAAATTAGCTAGTCAGCTAGGTGTTACACTTGGTGAAGCTGAAGATCTTTTTGATAAATACCATAATCGTGTTCCTTTTGTAAAAGAAATGATTGAACGAACTATGAAGAAAGCAGCAGATGTAGGTCAGGTAAGAACTTTACTTGGTCGTAAGTGTCGATTTAATAAGTGGGAACCAGCCAGGTATGGAATTCATAAACCACTGACCAGGGACGATGCTGAACGAGAGCATGGCAAACAAATTAAAAGAGCTTTTACTTACAAAGCATTAAATAAAATTATTCAAGGTTCAGCTGCGGACATGACTAAAAAGGCTATGGTAGATTTACACAAAGAAGGTATTATTCCTCACATTCAAGTTCATGATGAGTTGAACTGTTCTTTTTATAGTGAAGCAGAGAAAAATAAAATATTAGAAATAATGAAGAATGCAGTAGAGCTTCAAGTACCTATCAAGCTTGACGCGGAAGTGGGGCCATCATGGGGCGAAGCAAAGTAGTTGAAAAGATAGAAGCCTCTATCTGTCCTGACTGTAGCTACGAACATATAGTTGTACCTATGTTTAAAGTACAAAAAGATTTCTTTCATTGTATTGTTTGTAGACAAACTTTTTTAAAGAAAGTAAATGGAAAAACTATATTTATGCCTGTTGCAGATGTAGACATAGAATTCACAGCAGACTTCGAATTATAGCACAACTCTTTTTTATTTTATGATCTATAACATGGTTATGATGAATCTAACAGACAGTGCTAAGAACCACTTCCTAAACTTCTTTAACGGGTTTTTTAAACAAAAAGAATTTAATGATGCGGGAATAAAAGAATATTGCCGAACTGAATATAAAAAAGATTGGGAATACGCTTATATTTGCTACACAGAAGATAAACGTTTCCCTAATTCTTTAAATATTCGTTAATTCTAAACAACTTACTTTTATATTTTTAACATCAGTGAGATCTGAACTAAGCTGTACTCCTTTAATCATACATTCAGAAACTGTTGAAAAAGCTTGTGTATCCTTAATTTCTACACACTTATTTAAGTCACCGGTTACTTGTTGAGAGCAAAAAACCATTACGAGATAATACTTTAACATTTTAAATCCTCCTAATTACTTGACATTTTATACTAAATCCTTATATTAATCTATAAGAAATTAGGACATGTTAGTATATTTAACTATAACAATAATATTACTTGTGATCGCCATTTTCAACTGGAGATGGCTAATGTGTCTTGGTTTCTTACTTTATATATTATCAATAATAACAGGAGTTACATAAATGGATGCCGCGAAATACAAATCAGTTGCACTGAAAATAGCAGTGTACGAAAAAGCGAAACCAATGGCAGAGGCAGATTACTCTACGATGGGTGGATTTTTAAAAAGATTAATAGATGAGGAGTACGAGAGAAGAAATGGAAAAGCTAGTAAAAAAAAATAGTCCAGCGTTGACTTACAAAGAAGCCTTAACAAAGTTGATTGACTACGTAACCACAGACAATGTTGATGATCTACCGACCATAGTTTTAAGATCTAAACAATTGGTAGATAAAATAGGACAGATTGAATGGGAATTACAACAGTGGAATGAAATGTTAGTTCACAGTGACTTTACAGTAAGTAGTCAATGGGCTGTTGATAGACTTTATGAGATTCTAAAAGAAACCTCTTTGAAAAGTTCCGATGACGGCGCCACGTCGGATAAGGCAGATATATAAGGAGCAATCCTGAAAAGCTGTTGGTTTACATTTCCCGCGAAGTGTCAACCAGGCGCCAACTTTTTAACCCTTACCTGAAGGAGGTAATATGACTATATTCGAAAAAAATAAAATGATGCACCACACGATAGATAAAAAAGAAATATTGAAAGATATTTTTCATACTCAATTAGATCACCTTTTTACTGAAAAAACAGTTGCAGAGATATGTTTTATGATTGAACAAGTAGCTGATGAAGCTTGGAGAAAAGGTTTCGCAGAAGGTAATGATTTATGGAAAGACGTTATGAAAGATATGGGTAAAGAAAAAAAAGTAAA